AGTTCTATATTATCACCCTAAATACGGGGAGATTGGTAAAGAAGTTATCTATCTAAACAGGTATGATTCACGCAAAGGTCAATTTAATGATATATTACCTGATGTTTGGTCTAAAACTTTTAGTTAATTAGGTTCAGATTAGTATAATACAGTATGGAAGAACAATTCATACAACAAGTCTTTACACAAGCGTGCCTAAATACTATTCAGGCTACTGTAAGCTCAGTACTTGCTAAATCTCAAGAGAGGTGTCCAGTTGAAACAGGACAACTAAGAGCATCGGCTGCAATTACTGAAGCTAACCCCAGTACAGGACAGTATATTCTTGCATATAATGCAAATGATAGTGCTCCTTATGCAGCAATAGTAGAAAAAGGTGGGGTAGTGGGGGCTCATTATCGTAGAAGCCCTAGAACAGGACAATCATACCCTGTTAAAGGCTACACTGTAGAGGGAAAGTTCTTTTTAAGAGACGCAATTACAGATGTACTGAGTGGTGACTTTAATGATGTTGTCATAACAGCTAATCAAGGTAGCACAGGCTACAGTATTAATTATTAGAAAGAGGATAAGATGGAAGACTTAGAAATTACACAAAATCAAGAGTGGATTATAGCAAAACACTCAAGAATGGTAGGAAAGGTATTAGATTTAGTAGAAGCTGCTATGCCTGAAGGCAAACAGTGCGAAAAACTAAAAAAATTGCTACAAGTTCCCCTATATGATTTTAGAAATGACATGTTACGTCTAGAAAACGGCGAAGCTGATACTAATATCGTAGAATAACCCTTATATTTTTTTATATTTATACTTAAATTAGTATAATAAAAGTGACTATTAAATATAGTATTTTATAATATATTGTGAACAAGGTCGGCGGTGGCTAAGACCAACCTTCTTCAGGTCGAACAAGTTTTTTAAATAAACAAAACCTTAAAAATAAGGAGGCTATAATGGCTGATGAAATTCTAAACAGAATTGAAAAGCACATGGAAGGTACGTCATTAGGTTTGGCGGCTCTTGCAGAAGTGCTACAAAAAATGGATGGCAGAATGGATGCAGACGATGCTTATGCTATAGAAAAAGCAGAGCAAGAACAAGCAGCTATTCAACACGCTAACTTAGTAAAAAATATTGCTAAGTCAGTATTGATAGAACTATCCGACCAAGGTATGGACGTTGACGGTACAGACATCGAAAACGTAGGAAAGCCAGACCCGACTAAAGGAGCAACTGCTACACCTAATTATGTAGGAGATGCGGATGATTCATCTGAAACTATTACTCCAAGAAGCAGTATTGAAGACCAACAGGCTTCAATCATGGCTGAGGACAATGGTGAAGAAGAAGATGAAAAAGAAAAAGCATACATGAAGAAAGCTCATGAAGAAGACGAAGATGAAAAAGAAAAAGCAATGCACCCTATGAAAGAAAAGGCAATGCATGATGACGAAGATGAAGACGAAGATGAAGAAAAAGCTATGTTGAAAAAATCAATAGCTCAACTTCAGAAACAAATTGAAAGCCTAGACATCTCTAAGGCTGTCAAAGAAGAATCCGAGAATAGACTACGAAAAATGGGATTCAAGGAAGAGAATGGATTACAGAGACCACAATTGAGTAAAAACGTGTTTGGAGCAGATGAAACTCCAATCAAGAAAGCTCAAACTGTGAACGATGTAGTTGACCAACTTACTAACCTTTCTTACAAAGAACTCAGAAAAATGCAAGAGTTCAAAAGACAAGGTATGGTAGAAGGTTTGCCAGACGAAATTGCAAACCTATAAACAATAAACCAATAAAAACGAGAGGATAATAATTATGCCTTCACTAAGTGAATACATTTCTCAATCGAATAGAGGACTAAACCAGTCTGTATTCGGTCCTGAGTACTTATCAAAAGCGTTTAATGCAGCGAACACAGGAACTGCTGATGCAATCTATACGACTACATCTGCGGATAATGTGTTCACGTCTACTTTCGGAAGAAAAGTATGGCAGTCATTGAACAACCAAACTCGTTTCTTCAACGCAATCCCAAGAACAGTTTTCGGTAACACCGTTGGTTGGAGGGTAAGAACGGATAGAGGTAGCCAAAGGTCTCGACCAATAACAGAGACTGGTAGCTTACCAGACATTGACGTTTCAAACCTAGAAACAATCTCTAGCTTGCCTAAGATTATTTCTACTTCATTCGGTGCTTCTGTGAAAGCAATGTACACTGCCCAATTAGAAGGTGGTGTGGGTGACGTATTAGCGTTGGAAAACGAAAACGCACAACTTGACCACATCAAGGAAATGAACCAAGAGCTATTGCTACCAAACACAGTGGCAAACATAGGTGCTGGTTCAGGAACTTCAGATGCTAACGTAACAAATGGTTCCGACTTAAGAATCGGAGACACAGTAATGTTAGTAGATGCAGGTTCATCAACAGCAAATACACCAGCAATTTCTGCAATTTCTGGTACCGATGTAACATTCGGTAGTGCACTATCAGGTACACCTGCAGCAGGTACTTCAACTGTAGCAGACAACCTATCAGTGCAAACTAGAGCAGGATTAACATCAATTGATGATATCGTTGCAATTAACAACGATGCAACAGTTGGTAACGGTGGTGTACAGAGGTTCGCTGGAGCTTACGACTTAACTACAGCAAACAGAACTTCAGGCACATTCGGTGCTGCTGCTACTGTAAAAGGTAACAGTGGTGTTGGAAGAGACCTATCTCTAAACCTACTTGATGACTGTATTCAGTCTATCAGGACAAATGGTGGAGAACCTAAGTTAATTCTTATGGGTCACGACCAATACTTTAAACTAGAGAGATTACTTAACTCTCAACAGAGATACATGGGACAGGAAGAGTACCAAGTAGGAGTAGGTTCTGAAAAGACCTTTCCGGGTACAAGAACTGGACTAGTTCTCGCAACTTACCAAGGTATTCCAATTCTACCAGATGCAGACACTACTAAATCAGAGGCTGCTTCAGGTGGTTCAAAACTAGGTTCAAACATCTACGTTTTGGATACAGACTACCTAGAAATCGCTGTAGCTCAACCTACTCAGTATATTGAGAACAGAGATTACTTCGCAGCTGACGCACTTGTAGTCAGAGGTTTGCTATACACAATGGCAGAGTTCAGAAGCTACAGGTTTGACGTACAAGGTGCGATTTTAGACTTAAACTCATAGTCGGTTAAAGTCATACTAAACTAAGACTATATGTAAAAGTAGAGGGTGATTAAGATTAAATTAGTCACCCTCACTTTTGAATGAATGTAAATGAAATGTAATGTAAGGATGAATAATGCAGATTGTATATGCTAACGGAATATTACAAAGTCTAGATGTACAAACGAAGAGGATGGTTGGAGAAGTGATGACCCTAATAGAAGGTTCATTAACAGATGCTCCAACAACCACTGCGTTAAAGAAATCGATTAAGCAAGCCATGTGGCGAACTAATCGCAATATTCAAGATGACGTGACTAGTATGGCATTTAATACGGAGGAAATAAAAGATGGCTAAACATACTTTTAAACTATCAGACGTAACACCAGACGCTAGAATTATAGCAAGGTCTGCATTAGGTTACGATTTTAACTATTACGCTGACGCTGAAACATTATTGTTCGGTAGTACAGACGAAACTGCATTTAGAATGCAAAACATTACACCGGGTACAGGTATCTCAACAGGTACTGGTACAGTGTACAAAGCTAACGTGACAGTAGCTGGTGACTTAATTAAGACTGAAATTCTTATTGACCTCACTGGTTTAAACTCATCTGCAGCAGGAGACATTATCGGTAAAAACAGTACAGCTAACTGTCACATAGGACAGATTACATCTGCTTTATGTGGTTCAATTTTTGCGGGTACTTTCCAATCGCTAGAAACACCAACAGGCGGAGAACCAGACATTGACTTGTTCTCAGCTACTGTTGGAACTGGCACAGAAGATGCAGCTGTTTCTGGCTTATCAGAAACTAAGTTGCTTGACTTAGGTGCTGACTTAGCAGCAGGAAACTTAGGTACACCATTTGCTTTATCAGCATTCCCAGCAGCTGACGAGTTCTTATACTTAGTTGGTTCTGGTGGTGGAACAGATGACACTTACACAGCAGGAAAGATACTAATAACACTTTACGGACAACCTGCATAAAAATAGGTTATAATTGAGTAGCCACTCTTTATTGGGTGGCTACCAATATAAATGAAATAGGAGAATAAATACATGTCAATAACAAACGATTATCAAGATTCAGCATCTTTTGAAACATGGCAATCAGACCCCAGTACAAGAACCGCTGTA